GAAGAAAAAATAAAAGGAACAGGTGATATTCAGGTGACAACAGACGGTAATGTAGATAAGTTTAGTTTGTTATTAGAATGTCACAAAGAAAAGGGATTTAGTAATGGCTGATATAGTAACAACACAAACAATAGCAGATACCTCAGGTGTAAAGTTTGTTTCTAAACTCACAAACTTTTCAGATGGTACTGGAGAAACACAAGTCAAAAAGATTGACGCCTCAGAGGTCACATTTATGACCGAAGACGCTAATAGAAAGATTGCCAGAGTATGGTATTCTATTAACACGGCAAACAATAAGTCTGCTGTAGAGTTAATATGGGACGGAGAAACAAATGCTACAGCAATGTTATTGAGTGGTAATGGTTATTTTGATTTAAGAACAGCAGGTAATGAGATAACAAATAATGCTACTACACCTACTGGAGATGTACTATTATCAACTAAAAACTTTGCTACAGGAGATAATTATACAATTATTGTAGAGTTTAGATAAAAAACCTTATAAATAGTTAGTACGAGAGAGAAGACATGAAATTAATATCGGAAGAAATTCAAGACGCAGAATACTTGGTTGAAGAAACCAACGGTAAAAAGAACTACAAAATTCGTGGTGTCTTTCTACAGTCAGATATCAAAAATAGAAACGGAAGAATCTATGAGAATGATATTCTGTCTAAAGAAGTAGATAGATATTCAAAAGAATTCATCAATAAAAAAAGAGCATTCGGTGAACTAGGCCATCCAGATGGTCCTACAGTTAACTTAGAGAGAGTATCACACATGATTACATCTCTAAAGTCTGAAGGCAAAAATTTTATTGGCGAAGCAAAAATCATGGACACACCATACGGTAAGATTGTTAAAGGTCTTATTGATGAGGGCGCTCAACTTGGAGTTTCTTCAAGAGGTATGGGTTCATTGGTTCAAAAGAACGGCAGTAACTATGTAGGTAAAGACTTCTATTTAGCTACAGCCGCTGACATTGTAGCAGACCCCTCTGCTCCAGACGCTTTCGTTGAGGGCATTATGGAGAACAAAGAGTGGATTTGGGACAATGGTGAAATAAAAGCAAAGGATATTGAAGAGTATAAGAAGTATATTGAGAAAGCAAAATCTATTCAATTAGCAGAAGCTAAAGCGAAAGTATTTGCAAATTTTCTTGAAAAACTTTAATCTTATAAATATCTATTAATTAGAGAAAAATAACTAGTTATTTTTAAAAAAGGAGATTTCTCAAATGGCCGATACAGAAAACAAGTTAGAGGCGTTAGAGCAAGAAGCAGTAGCTGAGGCGAATGCCCAAGCGGATGCTCCTAAAAAGAATGCTGTAGCGGCTGAGCCGAACCATCTGAAAAATGATGCTGAAGACTTAGGCGCAGCTGTTGTTAAACCAACAGACAGTAATCCTGACGCAACTAAAAAAGTTAAGCAAGTTTCTGGACAAGCTCCTCAAAAATCACAAGGTGCTGCTGACTCAATGCCAACATTGACTGGTCACAACACTAAGTTAGAGGGAACAGAAGCTGAAGAAGGTTCGGAAGAAATCAAGGAAGGCGAAATGCCAAAGGCTGCTCTTGACGCTTTGAAAAAGCATAAAGAAAAGTCTGAGGATAAAGAACCAGCAAAAGACAAGAAAGAAGTTGAAGAAACTTTGGACGCTGGTGAAGATTCTAAAATGGCAGACAAGAAGAAAGAAGTAAACCAAAAGACTGCTAACATTAGCGCTTCTTACGGTATGAAGTCAGCTTCATACAAAATGAAAAAAGAAGAAGTTGATGAGCATGTGGATGCTTTAATCGCCGGACAAGATGACTTATCCGAAGAATTTAAAACAAAAGCTGCAACTGTATTTGAATCAGCAGTAAACTCTAAAGTTAAAGAGATTGCTGAATCAATGGAAGTTGAAGTTAAAGAAACATACGAGCAAGATATTGCAACAGCAAAAGAAGAACTGACTGAAAAAGTTGACAGTTACCTATCATATGTCGTTGAAGAGTGGATGAAAGAAAACGAAATCGCTCTTGAAAGAGGTATTAAAGGTGAAATCGCTGAAGACTTTATTACAGGTCTTAAAAAACTTTTTGCTGAACATTACATTGATGTTCCAGATGAAAGATACAATGTGCTTGAAGACCAAGCAGCTAAAATTGAATCTTTAGAAAAGAAACTCAATGAGCAAATCGAAAAAAATGTTGAATTAAACAAGGACAATGCAGTAAAGACAAGAAACGAAATCATGTCTGAGGTTGCAAGTGACTTGGCTGATACAGCAAAAGAAAAATTTGCTAAACTTGCCGAAGAGATTGAATGGTCTGACGCAGACTCTTTTAAATCAAAATGTGAAACTATTAAAGAATCATATTTTGGTGCTAAAGAAGAAGTCAAAGACTCTTTACATGATGTGGCGGCTGAAGATGGACTTTCTAACGAAGATTTATCTAAAGCAATGGCTGCTTACACTGCCGCTATAAGCAAAACAAAAGATATGAAAATATCTTAGTATAAACCGGACAAAGGGAGAAAATTAAAATGTACTTATCCGAAACACACGAAAAAAAATGGCAGCCTGTGTTAGAACACCCTGATTTACCAGAAATCAAGGATTCTTACAAAAGAGCCGTTACATCAGTTATTCTTGAAAACCAAGAAAGAGCTGCTAAAGAAGACAATGCCTTCTTGAACGAGGCTGCGCCTACAAACGCAACTGGTTCAAACATTTCTAACTGGGACCCAATCCTAATTAGTCTTGTAAGAAGAGCAATGCCAAACCTTATCGCTTACGATATCGCAGGCGTACAACCAATGACTGGTCCAACTGGACTAATCTTTGCAATGAGAAGTAGATACACTTCACAAACTGGTAACGAAGCTATGTTTGACGAAGCTGATACAGACTTCTCTGGAAGAAATGCCGCTGGTTCAGCAGTTGATGGTTATTCATCTTCAGCTAACTCAGGCACTAATCCAGGTGCTCTAAACGACTCACCAACTCCAGGAACATACACAACTGGTACAGCAATGACTACAGCAGCTGCTGAAGCATTAGGTGACGCAGACGGAAACGCTTTCGCTGAAATGGCATTCTCAATCGAGAAATCGACTGTTACTGCTAAATCAAGAGCGTTGAAAGCTGAATACACAATGGAACTTGCTCAAGACTTAAAAGCAATCCATGGTTTAGACGCTGAAACTGAACTTGCAAACATTCTATCTGCTGAAATCCTTGCGGAAATCAACAGAGAAGTTGTAAGAACAGTTTACACAAACGCAGAGAAAGGTGCTGCTACTAACACAACTACAGCAGGTATCTTTGATTTAGATACAGACTCAAACGGAAGATGGTCTGTTGAAAGATTCAAAGGACTTATGTTCCAACTTGAAAGAGATGCGAACAGAATTGCACAAAGAACAAGAAGAGGAAAAGGTAATATGATTATCTGTTCAGCTGATGTTGCAAGTGCTCTTCAAATGGCTGGTGTTTTAGACTACACACCTGCATTAAATAACAATTTGAATGTTGATGACACAGGCAATACTTTTGCTGGTGTTCTTAACGGCAGATTTAAAGTATACATTGACCCGTATAGTGCAAACAGCTCAGCAACACAATACTATGTTGTTGGTTACAAAGGAACTTCTCCTTATGACGCTGGTATGTTCTATTGTCCATATGTTCCACTACAAATGGTGAGAGCAGTTGGTCAAGATACTTTCCAACCGAAAATTGGCTTCAAGACTAGATATGGTCTTATTGCTAATCCATTCGCTGAAACTGGTGCTCAATCGGGTGTCGCTACAGCAGTGGACAACGCTGGTTCTGCTAACTCAAACAGATACTACCAAAGAGTTAAAGTTACTAACTTGATGTAATATCTTGTAGAGTTTTCTACAGAAATAAGAAAGGGCGGTTTATCCGCCCTTTTTTTTGGCCTTCCTCCGAGATGGATAAATAATAGTATGACAACCACAAACGCATATTCAAGACAACCTACAAAGTTTGATTACGCTTCGCCTACTCAGTTTAAGTTTCAATTACTAAAACTGCCAAAGGTGGAATATTTCTGTACCTCAGTAAATATACCAGGTGTTACACTATCAAATGTAGATATCGCAACACCTTTAAAGTCAATACCGGTACCAGGAACTATATTAGATTATGGTGACCTAGAGATGTCATTCTTAGTAGATGAAAACTTAGAAAACTATAGAGAGATACATGGTTGGTTAACAGGATTAGGATTTCCTAGAGACCATACACAAGCTAAAACTCTTTTGGATGCCGCCAAGGACAGGTTTCCTACAGGCGGAAAGAGTGACGCAGTAACAGACGCAGGCAAAGTGACAGGTTCTCCTATGCCTTTAGGTCCTGTCTTCTCAGACGCAACTTTAAATGTGTTGACTAGTAAGAATACTGCTAATATAGAGGTAAGATTTTCAGATATGTTTCCTGTGTCATTGTCAGCATTGAATTTTAATCAACAGGCTAATGATGTGGATTACTTGTCGGCCTCAGTTACAATGAAGTACAAAATATACGAATTCGCTACTAAAGGTGCAGGAAGAACAGCAGAAACAACCTCTTAGAAGCTTTACATTTATACAATATTATGATAGGATATGATTATTATGGATTTAGAAAAACTACAAGAACAAGCTGATAGTGATTTAAAAATTAACGATACTGAACTTGATTTAGAATCACTTAAAACTCCTCAATTACACAACAAGTACCTAAAACATTTAACTAAATTTAAGTTAATGTTAAGTCGTGCTGAAGGTGATTTGTACAATACAAAAAGACAACTTTGGGAATACTATACTGGTAAGGCAGACGCCTCAGTATATGCACAAAAACCTTTTAACTTTAAATTACTTAGACAAGATGTTGACCAATACATTTACTCAGACGAAGAATATATTAGAGCAAAACAAAAGGTTGATTATTTACAAGCCTGTGTCGATTTCTTAGATAGAACAATTAGACAAATCACTAATAGAACTTTCACAATTAAAAATGCAATTGATTGGCGTAAGTTTACTAGTGGTGCTATCTAATGCATGTAACAGATTTTATTCACACATATCCGTTTGCAATTAGTCGTAACTTAGCTGATGAGGTAATACAATATTATCATTCTAATGGTGAATGGAATCAATCATCATTTTCTACAAGTGATGGCATATCTCCTAGAACTAATGACAGAGTAGATATGAAAGAGTATTGGATTAATAGACAAGATAAATTTTATGAAGAACTAAAAACAGGTTTTAGAGGTATGGTTGATGACTATATCAAAACACATACAAAAATAATACCACAAAATTTTACACCCTTTAGAATGAATCATTATACAGAGGGTGGTTTTATGAAAAATCATATTGATAATATACATCATTCACATGGACAACAATACGGTTACCCACATCTAACAGCATTAATATTTTTACAAACTGCTGAAGAGGGTGGTGAAATTGTATTTTGTGATGGTGACTATATACCAGAACAAACAAAGGCCTCAGGTGTTGTTTTTCCTAGTAATTTTATGTACTCACATGAAGTTAAAAAAGTAATTAAAGGTGATAGATATTCACTTATGACATGGATTTTATAAATGAGTTTAACAAGATATTTAATTATAGATAAAAAAGATGATGTCTATTTAAAGATTGAAGCAGACGAAGATATACGAAGAGAACTAGGACAATTCTTTACATTTGAAGTACCTGGTTTTAAGTTTATGCCTCAGTTTAGAAACAGAGTATGGGACGGTAAAATTAGATTGTTTTCATATCAGACCGGTCAAATCTATGTTGGTCTATACCCTTATATTTTAAAATGGTGTGAAGATAATAATGTACAAGTTGTTGATGGTACAAAGATACAAGATACTAAAGTTGATGACGCAAAGGTTGACAAATTCATTGAAGCACTAAATATTCCATTCAAGGTCAGAGATTACCAAAAGGAGGCATTCATACATGCAGTTAGAAAAAATAGAACTTTATTACTTTCACCCACAGCTAGTGGAAAATCTCTTATTGTCTATCTTCTTATTAGGTTTAACATTCTTCGGTTAAAATCTGATAAGAAAAAAATACTTATTATTGTTCCAACCACATCATTGGTAGAACAACTGTTTAAAGATTTTAAGGATTATGGTTGGTCTCCTGAAAAACATGTACATAGAATATATCAAGGCCATTCTAAAGAAACTAACAAACCTGTAATTATATCTACATGGCAATCTATCTATACACAGCCTAAAAAATATTTTAAAGATGTTGGTATGATAGTAGGTGATGAGGCACATTTATTTAAGGCCGTTTCACTTACAAAGATATTGACAAAATTAGAAAAATGCCCATATAGAGTAGGACTAACAGGTACTTTAGATGGTACACAAACACACAAGTTGGTGTTAGAAGGACTTTTTGGTACAGTCAACAAGGTGGTTTCTACAGTAGAACTACAAGAAAAGAAACAATTGGCAGCCTTAAAGATTTTCTGTTTAATACTAAAACATGGTGCGATTGAGTGTAAACATGCTAGTGGTATGAGTTATCAAGAAGAAATGGATTACATTGTTCAATCTGATAAAAGAAATAAATTTATACGAAACTTGGCCGCTGGTCTAAATGGCAACACACTATGTTTGTTTCAGTATGTAGAAAAGCATGGTAAACAATTATATGAAGATATAAAATTAAAGGCACCTGATAAACAGGTTTTTTATGTTCACGGAGGAGTAGATACAGATGAAAGGGAAAAGATTAGAGAACTTACAGAAAAGGCTGACAACGCTATTATCGTGGCAAGCTACGGAACCTTTAGTACCGGTATTAATATTCGTAACTTACACAACATTATCTTTTCTTCTCCTAGTAAATCACGAATAAGAAATTTACAATCAATTGGTCGTGGATTAAGATTAAAAGATAATAATGGTTCTGCTACACTATATGACATTGCAGATGACTTGACATATAATGAGAAAGAAAACTACACACTCAATCACTTTAGAGAAAGGATAAATATCTATAGTGAAGAAGATTTTGATTATGAAATACACAACATAGAATTGAACAATGAAAACAACAGTTAAAATAATAAAATTAGTTAACGGTGATGACATTGTTACCGTTCTACCTACTGGTGACAAACAGTTACCAGACAATGGTCCTTTAATCAGACTTGACAAACCATTACAAATTAAATATGTTCCTCAGATGACACCAATGGGGTTTAGAGATTACATTGCTTTGATTCGTTGGACAAATTATACAATGGATAAAGTTGTTACTATTCCTAAAGATAAAATTATGACGATTACTAACGCCTCCTTAGAGATGAGTGGTAGTTATGGTGAGATAATTAAAAACTATGATAACTTAGATAAACCTAAGAGAGATGAAAACTATCATAAAAAAGAATTCTCCCCCGAAGAAAATAATAAACTAAATGAAATCTTTAAAGAATTTGATGATGATGATGAAGATGAACCAACAATACACTAGGTACTTAAAGGTGTTTCTGAAAACGGACACCGTTATTATACGCATAAAAAAAATATTGGCAACCGTGGATTAAAAACAAACTAAGCTTGACAATTTAATCAACTTAGAGTATTATATATAGAAATTGAGGATATTATGGCAAAATCAAAAGCAAAAGCAGAACACTATGTCAACAACAAAGAATTCTTGGCCGCTATGGTTGAGTATAAAAAGTCTGTTGACAAAGCAAAAAAAACAGGTAAAAAGAATCCTAGAGTACCAGATTATGTTGGTGAATGTTTTTTAAAAATAGCGAATCACCTATCATACAGACCTAATTTTATCAACTACACCTATAGAGATGATATGATTAGTGATGGTATAGAAAACTGTTTACAATATTTAAACAACTTTAATCCAGAAAAGTCAAACAATCCGTTTGCCTATTTTACACAAATTATATATTATGCTTTCATAAGAAGAATACAAAAAGAAAAGAAACAAGTTATCATTAAACAAAGAATGATTGCTGAATCTAATTATGATGACATGACATTACAACCTGGCGAAGATAGAGATTTTAAGAATCAATTTACAGAGTTTCTTAAAAAGAATATGCCACAAGAAGAACCACCAAAGAAAGAAAAAAAACCAGCAAAGAAGAAAAAATAATGGTAGAGTGGGAAGATAACTTCTTAGAGCCAGAGGCTTATGAAGAACTAAAGAGTATTATGTTAGGTGATAACATGGCATGGTATTATACGCCTGATATTACCTTTGATAATAAAGATGATAAGGGGAATTTATTTTATATGACACATCAATTCTATGAAGACCATAGGCCATGTTCACCATATTTTGACAAATATATAACGCAATTTTTGGATAAATTAAATATTAAATCTCTTGTTAGAGTTAAAGGTAACTTATACCCAGGTCAAAATGTATTATCTCAACACTCTAAACACTTTGACT